GTGGGCGTGGTGCCGTTGATCGTGTAGCGCACGGCGGCGTCCTCGATCGAGATCAGCACAGCGCGCGTGTTCTGGTGCAGGTCGCTGGCGGCCAGCAGGCTCAGCAGCGTCACGGCGGCGCTGCTCACGGCGAGTGGGCCTTCGTGGTCGGCCTCGTTGTTGGGTATGCCTTGGAAGTCGGATTCTTTCATGGTGGTATCCTCGGGTTGATTGGTCGGGCGGCGGGCGCGTTACATCACCTCGTTGTCGGCCTTGGCGGCGCGGTCGCGGATCTCGGCCTCGCTCATGTCGTCGCTGTCGCCATCGGGCGTCTCGGGCGCTTGGTCGGCGATCGGCTCGCCATTGGCGGCGATCGGCTCGAGGTAGGTCTTGTCGCCTTCGGTGCGCGTCACTCGCGCGCTCAGGTTTACGTCGACTTCATCGCCCTGCGCGGGGCTGGTGCCGTCGAGGGCAAGGGATTTGGTGCTGACGCAAATTTCGGATTTCATGGCGGGCGGTCGGGTGGAAAAAAAGGGGGGGGAATAAAGGAAAAGAAAAAAAAAAGAGGGGCGGCGCTGGGCCGGGTTGGGCGTCGCTCTCCGCCCCTCTCGTTGCTATGGCTGTTCCGGGTTCGCTCAGGCGAAGGTGGACTTCGTGCGCAGGCAAATGCCAAAGTTCGCGTTCAGCAGCTTGGCGGTCCAGAAGGACTTCCAGCCTGCGGTCATGTATTGGTTCAACGGGTCGGCCTTGTCGGGCTTGTCGTTGATGATGATGCTCGGCTTGAGCGGCGACTGCGTCCCGGCCAGCTTCGGGGTGCCGTAGGCACCGCGTCCCAGCACGTAGGTGCTGTAGATGAGACCGTCCGAGTTGTCGTCGGTCGCGTCGTAGGTGCCTTCCGTCTCATCCTCGATGAACGGATTGGTGTGCTCCACGATGCGCCCGCCCCACAGCATGCCGATCTCGCCCTTGTAGATGCCGTCCGGCTGGACGTATTTCGCGGGGTCGAGCACGTCGCTGTCGCGCAGGAGGTCGCGCAGCACCTGCGGGGCCATCGCGATCACGTAGGCACCGCCGATCTTGGGCGCGCGGTTGATCTTGAGCTGCGTGACGCTGTCGAGCAGGTCCGCACCGATGATCTTGCCGTTCGCCTGCGTGGCGGCGGAGAGCGCCGTGAAGTCGGCCAGCGACTGGCCGTAGCGCTTGGTCAAGCCCGCCGAGGTGTGGCTCAGCGCGGCGCGCACGAGGTCGTCGGCGTGCAGGGCGCAGTCCTCGCCCATGGTCTCGATCGACTGCTTGAGCGCGTCAAACAGGCCGGTCATGGTGACCACGTCGGTGATTTTGGCCGCTTCGCCATACTGCGCCAGCGTCGCCTCGACGTAGCTGTAGGTGACGTTGCGGAACGTCGAGATCGGCGTCCCCTCTGTGAGGGTCTGCACGTTGGAGCTGGCTCCGACTTCGGGTTGGAACCAGCGGATGGTGAGGTTGCCCTTTTTCTTGGGCAGTTCGGCTTGGAGCCCGAATTTGTCGAGCACGAGCGCCTGCACGGCATGCTGCAGGAGCTGTTTGGAGAAGAATGTCTGGTAAAGGTCTGAGAGGGTGGATTGGGCAGTAGTTGCCATGGTGGATGGCAGCGCGTTCCCCTACTTCAGTTTTCTTCCTCGGCGCGGCGGCGGATGACGGCTTCCTGCTCGGCGGTCGACATTTCCTCAAAGGATTTGTTGCCGCTGCGGGTCTCCGGTCCCCCGGCGCTCGGGGTCGTGTGCTGTTGTAGTTTCGCGAGCTGTTCTTTTAGCTCCGCGTTCTCTTGGACCAGTGTGTCGTAGCCGTTGGCCTTGATTACGAGCTGCGCCCCTTGCACGGCTTTGGCGATGCCATCGTTGAATTGATTCAGCCACGGCTCGCTCTTGAGGAGCTGCGCGGTGGTTTGATACAATTCGCTGGTGGTGTCGGTCAGTTCAGGATGTTCTTCGCCGAGGCGCTTGAGGTTGCGCTGCCACGTCCCGAGAAATTCGGGCGTGCCGGGCGTTTCCTCGGGCGGGCGGCTGTCTGTCGCCCGGCTGGCCTGCTCGCGTGCCGCCGGTTGGGCGGGGAGCTTGCTGGCTTGCTCGGCCTTTTCGCGGGCCATGTCGGCAAGGTCGTATTTACCCTGCTTCTCCCATGTCGCGGCGGCGTCCTCCCACTCTTTGGCGCTGTAGCCTTCGAGTTTGGCGGGTTCGTCGCGGGCCGGTTGGCGTGGGCTCGGGCTCTGCTGCTCCCGGCGCTGGAGTTCGGCCTCGCGGCGTTCCAGTGCCTCGCGGCGTTCCTCGAGCTTCTTCCAAGTGCGGTCTTGGCGTTCCTGTTCCTTCCGTTCGCGTTCTTCGCGCTTGCGCGCAAAGTCGCTTTTCGTGTCGGTGGGCTCAGCCTTTTTCTTGGCGGGCTGTTCCTGCTGGTCTTTCGATTCTGCGGAGTCGGTTTCGGTGGCAGGGTCCAGTGTGGAGTCCTGTTCGACTTTGCGTTCCGTATCCTGCGCCCCGGACGTCAGGGTGCTGGTATCCACGTCCATGCCGCTGTCGGCGTCGCTGGCAGCTTGGCGCAGCTTGGCTTCCATGTCGGCGTTGGGATCGGTTTCGACTGTCGTTTCTGTGGCGGTCATGCGTTATTTTTTTACGGGGCCAATCGTTCGCGCAGGTCGTCCGGTCCCCGAGTGGCGTCTTGCGCGGATTCTTCCCCACTTGGCGGCGGGGGAAGGGGTGCCGATAAAATGATGAGCGTGGCGGCGGCTTCGCGGTAGCCCACGGCCCGGCCTCGGGCATGGTCCACGCGGCGTTGCTCGGAATCGCAGGCGGTCGCCTTGAGCAGTTCCTCGTTGTGGCGCAGGGTCTGCAGCACGGCGTGCCCGGTCGGGCTCTTGAGGAAGTATAGCAGCGCGGCCCGGTGGTCCGCGTTCCACTCTGGGGCGGTTTCCGGGGCGGGCGTCGGCAGTTCGAGCATGCCCGCCAGCAAGCGGGAGCGCAGGAAGTGGCGGAGGCGGTTCAGTAGTCGCTTCACATCGCACCTCCTGTGGCTCCGGCTTGGGTTTCCGCCATGGGTGGCGGGAAATATTGCGCCATGGCCTGCTCGGCGCGTTGCACCTTGACGGCGGCTTGCTTTGCGGCCTTCGGGTTCTTGCCCTGCAGGGCTTGCAGGTGCTGCTGCAGGTGCTGCTGCATGCGTTGCCATGCGATCGGGCTCAGTGGCTCCCCGGTGGTCAGCACCATCTCGAGTCGGCCCACCACGGTGTTGATGTGGATCTCGTCGTTGTCGCCGGGCAGCACCATGGCCGGGAAGCCTTTTTCAAGGATCGTCAGCTCCATCGCTTGGTCCTCGGTCTGGTTGGCTTCCTCCCAGCCGTCGTCCACGAACAATTCGCGCACCAGTGCCGGGTCGTCCTCGCGCAGCGTGCTCTTGGCCAGCTTGGCTTGGTTGATGTTGGGATGCCCTTTGAACATCGCAAAGCGGGCTTGCGCGCGTTGCATGCGGGCGGGCTTGTTCCACGAGTCCGGGCTTCCATCCGGGCTGATCAGGTAGGCGTCGTGCAGCGCCTCGGGCGGCAGCTTGTTCAGCTGGTCCGCGAAATAGTATTGCAGGTCGTCCTTCTTGTAGGTGCGCAGCAGCGCCCATGCGTAGCGGTATAGTTCGCTCAGCCGGTCGCGGAAGATGCGGGCGCGCAGGTCCGTGCTCATGCCCATCAGCTGGCCGCTCTGCTGCACTTCGGTGGCGGTCTTGCGCTGGCTCGTGTTGATCTGCTGGCCCACGCCAAAGTCCGGCATGGCGATCAAATATTCGCCCACCATGCGGGTGTTGACCATCTCGCTGTCGAAGGAGAGCGGCGGCTCGGGGAATTTGACCGCCTTCAGGTTGCGGCCAATCACTGCGCCTGGCACCAGCGCCACGTTGTTCAGGTTGATCGTCTCGCCTTCGTGGGTGAAGAGCGGGCGGTTCGTGTAGGACATGCTGTCCGCCTTCTCATTCCAGACGCGCGTGATGTAGTTCTCAAACTGGCCCAGCCGTTCAGCCACGCCCCGGCTCGCGTAGTAGCCCTTGTCCTTGATCTCCATCGGGAAATCCACGAAGGGCAGAAACGGCTTGCCGTTGAATTCGTAGGTGCACAGGAAGTCCTGCTTGATCTGCTCGTCCGGGCACAACGGCGAGTAGGTGTAAACGCGCCACTTGCCGCTCGGCTCCTTCTTCCAGTGCTCGTGGATGATGATCTGGTCGTCGTTCTGGCCGTGGGTCAGTCCCTCGCGGGAGTATTTGTCTTCCTCCTTCGCCGGGTTGTCCGGCCCGGCCCCGCTGATCTTCTTGATCAGTTCCTCGTCCTGCCGGTAGTCCGTGCGCGCCTTGTAGTCGGCCACGGTCAGCTGCAGGATCTGCGTCAGGCGCGGCAGCTTCTGCAGGTCCACTCCGCTCTGCGGCACGACGATGTAGATCGGGTCGATCGCGTCAAATACCAGCTCCTTCGCGTGGCTGTTCCAGAAGAGCTTCACCACCTCGTTGCCCGACATGAGCATGTTGTCGATGGCCGAGAGCCCCTCGCGGAAAAAGTTCGTGTATTGCACGATTTGGAAGTGGAACCACGCGGCGGCGGCGTCGGTCGCTTCCTTCTGCTGGGTCAGGCGCGAGGCCACAAAGGTCGCCAGCTGCTCGCTGCCCCAAATCTGCGAAAAGTAAAACGGCTTCAGCTTGTCGACCACGCCATCGATCATGGGGAAGTGCAGGTCGGCGGCGTTGGCGTGCGGCTTGTTGCGACGGCGCAGGCCGTCGTGGCGCATCTCATACCATGTGCCCTGTCGGCCTTCCCATGCCTTGCGGTTCTTCAGGTCGTCGAGGACGGTGGTGTAAATGTCGCGGCTCATGATCCTGCCTCCATTCCGGCGGGCATCTCGACGAGGTTCCCGCTCTGGTGTTGCATCTCGGCAAATTGTTCAAAAGGGGTCGCCTGCCGCACGAGGTTCTGCACCACCGCGTGCCCTTGGCAGGTCATGCAGCCGAGGATTACCTCCGCCCGGTCGGGCGAGTAGCCGAGGCGCTTCTTCATTTCCTCCTTGGTCTCGACCGCCAGCCGTCCGCTGCTGTGCACGCGGCCACTGCGCTGGGTCAGTTGGCGCTGGGTTTCCTCGTCGATCTCGAGCAGGTATTCCTGCCGCTCGATCGCCTTGGCTCCCTCATACCACATTTCCGTGCCCCGGTTCAGGTATTCCTCGGGACGATTGGCCTTGGCTCCGTTGCTCCAGCGGTTCACCAGCCAGCCCAGCTCATGCAGCCGGTCGTTGATCACGCGGCCCAGCCCATCGTTGTCGCCGTAGATGCAGCTCGCGTTGGCTTGGTCCACGCCCAGCCGACGAAACTCCCGGATGAATTGCCCCACGGCCTTCATCGTGTCGGTCTCGCGCCATGCCTTCACCAGCCGGATCTTGTTGCCGCTCTTGTGGGCGATGGTGTTCTCGTCGCCTCCGGCGGCGTAGTCGCAAAATATGACCACGTTGCCCATGCGGCGCTCCATCGGCGGGTTCTGCAGGTTGGTGATCAGGTCGGCCCCGTTGATGATTGCGCCCTCGCTGCTCACCATGAATTCCGCAAAAACCTTTGACAGCACCAGTGGGTCTTTCAGTCCCCGGCGCTGGATGAGCGCGAGGTTCTTGGCGTGGTCCGCGTGCGGGCACAGCCCGGCGGGGATCTTAAAATGGTCGCTATAGCTCGAGCGCGCGGCGTTGTGGCTCTCGTAAAATTCCCCGCTCGGCCCCCCGCAGCTGCTTACCAGCAGAAGGTGCTGATAGGTGCAGCGCTCGATCGCGTCAAAAATGGCCCGGCTCACGCTCTTGGCCTCGTCCACCACGATCATCAGGGGGCCGTCGTGTTGGAATAGCTCGTAGAGTTCGTCCGGGTTGCCGTGCCAGCCTTCAAAGTGACCGCCCTCCCGCGCAGTGAAACCGACGCAGTGGGCTCCATTCGGTGCGGTTATCTTCGCATCGGTGGCGTGCCACCCCTTCAGCGACTTGGCGACGAGGGCGTTTGTGTGGGGGAAAATCTGTTCTCTTACCTGCCGGTCCACGCCCGAGGTGATGACCACCTTGCCGCGTGGGTTCAGCGCCATGAAAGGCAGCACCGCTCCGGGGATTATCTTGCTCGTCTTCCCGGCCCCGTTGCACGTCGCGGCGGTCACCTTGCTGCCGTGCCGGTCCACCGCCTGCAGCAGCTCCCGCTGCCATGGCTTGCGTGCAATGTCGTAGTAGGTGATGCCCGCCTCGCGGTCCCGGCACTCGCCCACCTTCTCGCCGTTGCCCTCGTCGCATAGCTGCATGCCGAGGTAGTATTTGGCGAATCCGTAGAAGCTGCTCAGCAGCTGCTTCTGTTCAAAGCTCAGCTCGTCCACCGCGACCTTTTGCGCCTCGGCCACCATCAGTTCGGCCCTCCTTGGCGCTGGGTCATCACCACGTCGCGGCGCATCTCCGCCAGCCGGTTCAATGCCTCCGGCGGCACGATGATCGTGGGCGAGGTCGTGTGGTTCACGCTGCCCTCGATCGAATGCTTCAAGTCGCCCGTTACATGGACGCTCTGGATCTTTCCCAGCAGCGCGGCCAGTGTCGTGTCCTCGGCGCGGGCCTGCTTGCCCAGGCGCTCCAGCTCCTTCGTGTTGCGCAGCCCGGCGGGCTTGTCGTGCTCGGCCTGCCATAGTGCTTGGTAGGCGCGGCTCCGGTGCGCCACGCGCGCCACCAGTTGGTCGGCGTCCTTGGCCAGCGGGGCGACCACTTGCGCCAAAAATCGCGCCACCACTGCACTTTTCTGCACTTTGTAGCCGTCGCTGTCCGGGCTCGAGTAGCCCGCCAGCCGGGCGGCTTCCGTGGCGCTGCCGCAGCGCAGGAATTCCACGCACCACATCAGCTGCTTGTGCGTCAGCTGGCTCGCTCCGTTGGGCAATTCCTCCAGCCCGAGCGCGGCAAACATGCCCTCCGTTCCATCATGGCGGCTTGGGCGGGCTCTGGTCTTCGTGTCGGTCGCTGGCACGCGGGCAGAATACGCCACTTTGCCCCGCCCGCATAGTTGCGCACTTGTCGAGTTGCCAACTTCCCGGCAACTATCCGCGCATTTTCATTTTCCGCACGCCCTCGGCGGTGCAGTTCAGGTTCCGCGCTATCCGACCGTTCGTCCAGCCCAGCTTGCTTGCCAGCTGCTGCGCCACCCATGTGCGGGCCTGCCGGATCTGCTGGCCTCCACCCTTGGTGGCGACGTGCTGCAGCGTGCTCCCGCCGAGGTCCGCGATAAAGCTCACCACCGCTTGGTCGCTGATCAAGTCCGCGTCTATTCCCTGCAGCCCGGCCAGCGGGCGCACCGAGGTCTCCATTTTCGCCACGCGCTGCCGCAGCGCGGCCAGTTCGATCTTCAGGCGCTCGATCTCGTTCATGCGGCCTCCGCCTTTTGCAGTTGCTCGATGCGTTGCTCCAGCGTGGTCCGCCGGGCCAGCAGCGCGTTGTAGCGTTCCAGCTTCTCTCCGGTGGGGGTCACGTTGTAGGCGCAGCCTCCGGGCCGCAGGATCGCGCGCAGTTCCTCGCCGTTGCTCTCCAGCTCCGCGCGTGCCGCCTGCAGCTCCCGCCGGGGCGATACGGTTCTCCGGCTGGTCTGAGGAGAAAAAGTCGGCAAATCCGGCCCCCCGCTCGGCGGGGGGTTTGGGGGGATTTCTTTCTTTCTTTCTTTCAGGCGCGGCGCGCGCGGTGGCTCCGGCGTGCCTAGGTCCAGTTCCGGCTCATCGTCCGGGGCCGGGTAGAGGGGCTGCTTCTTTGCCATCTTCTGGTCGTATCGCATCACTTGGCCATATCCCTGACCTCCGATGGCGTAGAGCTTGACGAGGCCGAGGGCGTGGCAGCGTGCCAGCATCTCTTTCACGTCCCGCTCGCTCACCTTTTGGAGCATCGGTGCATATAGTCCCGCGCGCAGTATTGCCGGGGTGGCGTCAAATCGTCCGAGGTCGTCGGCGATCGTCAGCAGTCCATAGTAAAAATCCCTTTCCCGCCAGCTCGCCCGCGCAAAGCGGGGGCTGTTGCGGATCGCGTGCCGGATCATTCTCGCCGAGCGCTGGCTCATGCGGCGACCTTTCGTGGGTGGGGCCGGGTCAGCAGCGCGTCCAGCATGGGTCCGCTCGGCTTCAAGTGGTAGCAAATCGACGCGCGCTTGATGCCCAGCCGGTCGGCGATTGCCTGCTGCGTCCAGTGCAGGCCGTCCAGTCGCGCGATCTCGCGCAGTTCCTCCCGCGATATCTTGCAGCCTCGGGTGCGCCCGCAAAAAGCCGGGCCGTTCAAGCGCTGCAAAAAGTCCCGTCCTGCGGCCATCGCGTCTTCCCATTCCCTGCCAGTCTGCTCCTGATCGAGCACCTTGCGCAGGAGCCGGATGGCCTCGCATTCTCCGCGCGGGTGGCTCATGCCTTTTCCTCCGCCTCCGTGTGCCGCTCCGTCTTGGCAAATTCGATTTCGCTCACCTTCAGGTAGCGCGTGTATCCGGCGTGGACGCCCTGCTTCAGCCATGGCCTGCCCGCCAGCTGCGCCCGCATGATGATCGCCCGCCCCGCGTGCAGCTTCGGCTCCGCCCGCGCCATCAGCTCCGGGTTCTCGACCTCGCAGTGCCATGGCGTCGGCTCGGGATCTCCCTCGGCCTGTAGCATCGCTTCAAAAATGAGCTTGCGCTGCCCGGTCCCCGGCACGGTCGCCAGCGCGGCCTCGCGGGTCAGGTAGCCAGTGGTAAGGGCGGTATTCATGGCTTTGTTTTCCTAGTTGGGCTTTTTCTGCATATTGTCAAGCGCGCTCAGGCTTTCCTCCGGGTGGCTCCGCATTTCCAGCAGGCCAGTGTCAATCCGTCCGGCTGGGCGATCCAGTCGTGCCTGCAGTCGCAGCTCGGTTTGACCGGCCTGTTGGCGCGCCTTGCGGCGCTGGTGGCGGGCCGTGGCGTCGTGCCCATTATGGCACTTTTGGCAGAGCGCCGCCAGATTGAGCAGGCTCGCGGCCTCCGGTCGATCGTCGTAGATGTGGGCGGCGGTGAGCACCACCTTGCTGCCGGTCTTCGGGTGGGGCTGGCTGTTCTCGGCTCCGCACCATTCGCAGTGGTCCCGCGCGCGGATCTTCCGCACGAAATAGCTCCGCAGCTTCCAGTCTTGCGGGTAGCGGGCTCGGTTCTCTGCTCGGATTGGCATCGGGTCGTCATTTCCAATAAATCACGATGCCCTTGAAGGGCTGGCTGTGGGTATTTTCAAACCACGCGGTCAGTTCCGCCCATGTGGCGAATCCGTCCGCGCGGGCAAAGTCATCGAGCGCGCTGGGGTGCGTGATTGTCGCTCCGGCAAAGTGCTCATTTCCCTCGATCCAGAAATGGCGCTTCCCGATCGTGATGCTCTTGACCGCTACGATCGTTGCCTCGCGCAGCCCGCGCTGCTTGCCGCGGTAGGGCGCTCCGGTCCAGCAGCGCAGACTGATCAGGTCGCCCGGTGCGGGCCTGCGCTTAGGCGTCGGGCGCACCGTCTGCAGCTTCCTGCCCTGCTCCACCAGCTCCGCAAATTGCGGCTTGAATAGGCGCACGAATCGTCGCGTTTTTTGGGTTGGCTTCATGGTGTCATTTGCTGGTTCGGTCGGCATACCACTGGCCGACCCGGCGGCGGATGTTCAGGGCGTCGGGCTGCTCCTTGTCCATCAATATATCGGTCGCTTGTTCCAGTGCGGCCATCAATTGGATCTCGTTGCTGTAGGCGTCGCTCGGCACCTCGATTCTTATCCACATCGTGGACCTGCTTTCCTGCGCGGCTTCCGGCTTGGTTGGGTCGTTGGGTATCATGCTGGGTTAAAATTTAAGGGCCGAACTTCCGCTCGAGCCGACGCCTCCGGCGCGGCTCAGCTCGCTGTTC